TCTACACACATGTTCACCATTTCAAACGGTGACCAGTGTTTATGTTCAATAAGGTATTTAATCAGACGAGCACTGGTCTTAGTGTTGTTCTGATTAGTTGGGTTAGATACCCGTGCCATGTAAGCTACTAACTCATCACCTTTATTGGTGTGGTGAACTAGCTGTACGGTGTGGTGGTCGGTGGACATACAGTAGTAAAAGTGTCTTTGATTCAGTCGGTGGATTAACAGTAAGAAGAACCAGTAGAATTGGTCGTCTTGTTTCTGTAGTAAAGGGGGAGAGTTTTACGTCTCCCCACTACAGGAAGTCCACCCTTCTTCCTGTATAAGGGTGGGATTGCCTAAATCCAAGTCGGTGACTGGTTTTTTGTATTACCTCTTGCTTGCCTTCTTTGGTCCAATGTAAACCCTAAAGCTAGGTGGTTTGTCGCTTGTTGTGGGTCTTCTATAAAGGCTTCAAGTAGGTCGTTCCAATCATCCCGTTTACGCTGTTTTATTACCTCTTGTGCCGAGATAGACATGGCGTCTGTGAAGTATTTAACGCCTTGAGCTAGTGCGTCTAATCTGTCGTCGTGTCGGACTGCACCTTTCTCCCGACACATTCTACTCATCTGATAGAAGAGCATATAGAGGAGACGTTTCTCTGGAGCGTCGTCTTTATTTGAGTTGTAGTCCCAGTCGATGACATTACGATCAACAACAAGGCGGTGTTGATTAAGGATAGGCTCAAGGGCATCAATAATACGTTCTTCTTTTCGGACATTAGCTCGTACCTCTTCTACGTCAATACCTTGTTGTGTTTGCTGCAGGTGTTTCTTAAATAGCTCAGCAACAAGACCATCACCAAAGTTTGTTTCAACTACCAGTTTAGTTACACCGAACTTCTTACACCCCTTTAGAATGTCCAGGAGCGTGTTGTCTGAGTAACCGTCTCGGTAAGCTCGCACTTCATGCAAGTACAAGTAACCGTTTCGCTGGGAGATATAAGCTGCTGCTGTCTCATCAGTTCCTCTACCCGACGGGTCAACTGAGCAAATTGTTTCTTGATATGGTCCCCACTCCCCTTGGAGCTGCATTGGGCCATAGAAATAGTCTCCAGGTAACCCAACAGTCGGAAGTTCTTTGATGACGTTTCTAGGGTCGCTGCACCAGATGATATCATCAGGAGCGGACTTAGGATTAACACTGGTGACGATAAGATCAGCCATCTTGAGTGGGAATTTCTCAGCATCGCTGAGGCTTGTGTCAAGCATGAACTGCAGCATAAAGTTGCTGCGTCCCATTGCTGCTTCACGTTCGAGAAGATCTTCATGGCTAAATCGGTCGGGGTCAGTTACACTCCAGGGTGCTGCACCCATATCTACGTCTTCCTGGAGCTGTGGAGCGATCAGCCCTTCGTAGTTAGCAAACTTACGAGGAACACGAGCTGGCCAAACAAAGGGGCGGTAGTTACGTTCTGCAAGCTTACGATAAATGGTAAAGGTGGTCTGTGGGGTGCCGAGATACATGATTCGGCTGTCGTTTTTAGGTGTGAGAATTGACTCAGCCTCCGTACAGAGTTGAAGCAACTTCTCACGCATCATTTCAGTCATAGAGTTGCCAGGCACCTCCACGTCATCAAGAATCATCAGGTCGGCACGGCTACCAGTCAGCTGACCGGTAATACCAACGGACTTAACCGACGGAGCCTGGGACGGTGAGCAGTTAACGTCGAAGCTAATCCGGCTCCAACGGGCGTCATCCGACTTAGGCTGTAAGTGCTTAAGCCAAGGTGTTTCAATAATAAGCTTTTGAAGGAAGATAGACATGTTATCGGCACGTTCTTTTGATGCCGAAATAATCATAATCTTTTTTTCAGGGTTATTAAATAAAGTCCAGAGCACAAAAGCACCAGTAATCCAACTTTTACCGACACCACGGAACGCCTGAATTTGAAGACGTTTGGGTCCGTGTTGTAGGTAGTCGGCAATGGCGTATTGTGCTCTGGTCGGTTCAGGCAGGTCTAGCTGCGACCACAGGGCTTGTAGAAATACTTTAAAATCGCCCTGGAGGGCGGCTAAGACGTTGCTCATAAGTGGGTGTTACTTTTTAAAACGAGGTTTGTTTGGTACCTTAGTTACTTGGTTAACCAAAGATTGCAGTCCAACAGAAATAACTTCTTCAGCAATTTCTTTTACAGCTTGTTTAGCTAAACCGCCTGGACCCATTAACTTAGGATCAATAGGCATCCGTTTTTGCGGATCCATCATGCGTTGAGATTTTACATCAACAGCTTGTTGACTAACATTCTTTAAATCACCAACAAATCTAGCGCCTTGTTTAGTAAGGTTAACAGCACGTTTTTTTAAATCTTCAAATTTAGTAAGTAAATCATCGATTTGTTCAGGTGTTTTAGCTGCTCTTAATTCTTGGCGCTGTTCGTAAGTGTAATCTGTAGGTTTAGGTAATCCAGATGGATCTTTCCACTGTAAAAACGCTTCCATAGAAGTTCTAGGGCGACCTTCTGCAAGTAACGCTTCAGGTATCGGAGATTGACCCTGCTTACCTACATTAACACTTCTAAGTTCAGGTTCGATGTTACGTGATACATCTGGTGAACCAGTTTCTAAAGAACCAACGTGACCTTTTTGCACAGGTTCAGCACTTGTTACATCAGCACCTTTAACTTCAGAAACAATTTGTTTATAATCTGTTTTATCAGCTTTGATAAACTCATTAACTTCTGCAGCATCAAGACCTAAAGCTAGTAATTCACGCCTAACTCTGTTGTAACCTTCTCGTCCTTGTCTACGCTGTTGATAAGCGTTGTAACCAGTTAATGAAGCAAGTTTAACACGTTCTCCATCAACACGTACTTTGTATAATTTATCACCACGTTGAAAGGCTCCATACTTTTCTAGGAAGCCAACCAGATTACCATGTTTTGCACGATAATTTTGAGCTAGATTTTTATAACCACCAGCTCCACTGTCTGCAGAGCGTTCCCAGATTTTCTGTTCTGCCATTACTTAATGTGCGATAAAATTAGTTGTTCTCTACCCGGATTGCAGCCAAACGTAGCTCGCATCCAGGATAACCAGTTGCTTGTCCCCTTTTCTTGATTACATTTCCGGCAGGATGGAACCAAGTTTCTCGTGATTGTTTGTCCCCCAAAATAACGAGGCACAACGTGATCCAAAGTAAGTTCATGTAATTCATAAGTTTCTCCACAATAAACACATTGACAATTGAAATGCTCCTTGATTGCGCGACGCCACATACGTTTTGCTTCAGGACTTGTCATGGTTATGAGGTTGTAAATGTAGTGATCAGGGGTAGGCAACAGCGGGGTCATGCGTACTTCTTACCAGTTCTAGGTCTACGGCGGTTAGACGACGGTGTTTCGAGCTTACCGGTGTTTTTACCGGTGTGAGAAGCGTCTTTACCATCACCATTTCCATAAGTACCTAATTTACGGTTAAGTTTGTTAGCAGCAGTCCGAATCTTCAGACCTTTATTTGTTTTGTTGTATGCTCGCTGTTGTTTCCGGCGCTTAGCCGCAGCTGTTGGGTTTGATTTGTAGTAATCAGACGTTTTTTGAGCCATACAATCTCCGCTGTACCATTTCAGGGTCAATTTTGGGCATAACTGTCGCCAGCTTATCCAACGGGTTGCCCTCATATGCAACACCGCTGATGTCATTCTTGGCTAGCCAGTCACAAGCTGCTTTGAGATCTTGTGTCGTGGCTTCACCAGATTTAATTCGTGCGAGGAATTCAGATGTAACAAGGTTGTGAAGCTCGTTAAACTGATCCTCAGTTGCTTTTTTCTTCATTTGTCAAAGACACAATAGGTACGATGTCGTGACACAGTACCTCTACCCGAGACCCAGGACGAAACGTAAATCCCGCCTTCATAATCTCGGTACATTTTAAAGCTCTTACAAGCTCATAATCAAGACGTAGTTTCTCCTCGTGCCGCTTAGCTATCTGTTTACACTGCTCAATCATCCCACCATCCAAAGGAACGGAGAAGTTAAGCTGCATACCGTAGTTATTATTGCGGGTGTAGCCTTGTGGCAACGTATCATTACCCATGTAAAATGGTGAAACAGTCATGGTTGATCCATTACACGAGTTACCGCCGGTAAACTGCTGTCTACTGGGTGCACCGTTGTTCTGGAACTGGACTGCTTGGTTTGTTACGTTACCTGTAGCCGCTGCAATAGGGTTAGCACTGTTGCTCACCGTAGGAGCCTCGGCTAACGCCGGTCCTACTGAGAGAAGACAGACAGAGAGGTAGTAGTAGAGGTAGTGTTGATGTCTCTGGTGATGTCGATTGTTTCGATCACTCCGGCTGTTCGGTTTACGGTCTCCAGTTGAAACTGTTCGCCAGCGGTTGTGACGGACCAAGTAG